TCAGCGTACCACAGGATGATGCCCTCACGGTCGTGGGGCATCCCCTTGTAGCGGTCGAGGCGTCGCTTGAGCATCGACACCGTGGTGGTGGAGACATCGAAGCGGTGGGCCACCTCCTTCAGATGCACCCCCTCGTCGAGCAGCTTGCTCATATGGTAGAGGTGCTCTGGCTTCTCCACCACCGTGCGCTTGGTCTCCTTCTTGGAGTGGGTCATCACCTCCGGTATCTCGTCCCACTTCCAGCCCTTAGTGTGCTTGGCTAGAATATGGCGGATGGAGGTCATCGTCTCCGAGATGTCATACCCATAGCTCATTGCTCCCCTCCCCTCGCGGGCTGCAAGTCCTTCTGAATCCAGCTCAGGCAGTGGAGGTAGCCGTGGGCATCAATCAGGTTGTCGTCCTTCTGGCGGTGGCTGTCCCGGCGCAGCTTGAGCGCCACCATCATCCGGGCGACGTCCTCGGCGGTGATGTCCTGATGCAGCTTGGCGTTGATGAGCCCGGTCCACATAAGGGCGATGCCCTCAAAGTCCTCACGGGGATTGCCGTAAGCCTCGTTGCGGTCGCCAAGGATGAGATCGAGGGAAGCCTCGGAGAAGTTGGGTGAGGTGGTCATAGCCTTCAAAAAAGCTGTGTTAGGTGGTTATGGGCTTCATAGAAGCCCCGTAAGGTGGTTATGCTGGTGCGTAAGGAAGGAGCTTGGTGATGGGACGGTCGAACATCATCCCGCAGCGGCCAGTGCCGTCACTGCGGCCCTTGGCTTGGATGGCATCGACGTAGATGAAGCGGAGGTCGTTGTCCGTGATGGTTTGCATCGTGCCGTCAGGCCGATGGTCGGGCGCGTTCAGGAAGATCACCCTGTCCGCATCCTGCTCCAAGTTGCCGCTCTCGCGGAGGTCGGACAGGCGGGGCTCGCGGTTCTCGCGCTCCACGCTGCGGCCAAGCTGGGCCAGCAGGATGACGGGCACCGCAAGCTCGATGGCTAGGTCCTTCATCGCCATCGTGAAGCGGCCAAGGGCCATATCACGGGTTTCCCCGCGCTCCTGCTGGGCATCGTAGCGCTGGAGGTAGTCCACGCAGATGGCCTTTGGTTTGGCAATCTGGGCGAACGCCTTGGCCCGGGTGACGATATGGGAGAGCGTGCGGTCTTGGTCATACACCGCCACCTGTAGGGTCCTCACCTTGGCCAGCTCCTGCTTGAACGTCTCCAGATAGGAGGTGGACAGGCGCCCCGACAGGATGTCCCTGTACGAGATGCCGCACTCCGTCTGGGCAAACAGCGGGGCCATCTGCTTCGTGGGCATCTCGCGGCTGAACAGCAACACCTTGCCGTCCCGTGCCCAGTGCTGGGCAATCTGGCGGCAGCAGGAGCTCTTTCCCATACCCGGACGGGCCGAGATGATGATGAGTTCCCCGGGCTTGGCTAAACCAAACCGGCGGTCCCAGTCGGGCCACGGGAAGCTCATCCCGATGTCCTTGTCCGTGTACGTGCCAGCCTGCACCCGCTCCACCAGTGCGATGGCGGAGTCGGCGGCATCGGCCAGCGTCTCCTGCTTCTGGCCTTCGTGGTGCTTCGTGATGAGGTTGTTCACCTCCATCACAAAGCCCTCGACGCTGCCGCTGTGGGCCAGCGTCTTCTCAGCCATACGGGAGCAGGTGGCGTGCAGCTCACGCATCACGTAGTGCTGACGCACGACGTCAATCCAGTGGCCAAGCTGGGCCGTGGTGCAGGCAGCCTGCGTCATCTCCACCAGCCCAGCCAGACCACCCACTTCGTGCAGCTTGTTGAGCTTCTTCAGCTCCTCCACCAGAGCGTGCAGCTCCAGTGGCTGGCTGTTCTTGTGCTGCCATTGGATGGCACGCCAGAGGCGGCGGTGCTGAGGGAGGTAGAACACCTCCTCCTCAATCTTGCCGTCAATGGCCTTGGCCAGCGAGGCAGGGCCATCCAGCAGGATGCAGGAGAGGATGATGCGCTCACCCTCCTCGGAGTGCGGAAGGATGGGAGCGCTCACGAATCCTCCCGGGGGTCGTAGCCACGACGCAGGCGCCACAGGATGAGGCACGCCTTGAACCACTCCCAAGACTCAGCAAGCTGGTCGTGGTCGTAGCGCACAACATCCACGCGCCCCGGCTCCGTCTTGCTGACGTAGATGTTGATGCCTGCACACTCAGGCAGCTCCTCTGCCCAAGGCCGGTAGCGGGCCATAATGTACGCCGCAATCTGGGCGCAATGGGACCGCTTGAAGTCGACGGGCTCGTCCTTCTCGGTCTTGCAGGTCTTGAAGTCGAGGATACCGGGCAGAGCGTGCTCCTCAAAGGCGTAGTCGGTGGTGCCAGCGTAGCCGAAGTGAATGTTGGCCACCGCCACCTCCTGCTCCACCAGATTGAGGCCACCTCCCTTCAGCTTATCCAGTTCCTTGTTGGCCGCGTCCACCAAGACGTCCATCCCTAGCGGGATGTCAGTGGAGCCCTCCATCGCCTTGTGGAAAGCAGTGCCGAACACCTGAGCCTGCTCCATCTCCTTGTCCGCCTTCTCACGGATGATCGTGGAATACTCGGACAAGGTGGGAGCCAAGGCCAGCGGGTCGCCGCTGCTGTAGCAGGCTTCCAAAATCTTGTTCGTCTTCCAGCGGTCCAACTCAGGGGCCGCTGCCTCGTTGAGAACGCTGCTCACCGAAGGGAGCAGGCGCTCTAAGCGGGCGTCGCGCAGCGTGGTGCTGCGGACGGCGCCCGACTTGCTGATGCGGGTGTGGGACGGTTTCCCGTCGCGGGTGTACCAGTGTTCGCTCATATGTCGTCGTCAGGTGTCTACCATTGATGGCCAGCTTGCAAGACTTTTTTCCTATTTTTTTGCAGGAGGTCCTTCTCCTCTGGTGTGATGTACACCTTCTCCAGTTCCATCTCCTGCACCTGATGGTGGATGCGCCTGTCGTTCACCCCCAGCTCCAGCTTGATGAGCTTGAGGGGGTCCATATTCATCAGCATCCGCCGGATGTCGTCAGTCTGCTTGTGTCGCGGGTAGCTCATTTGATTGGGGCCTTGGGGAAGGCAATCATCACGGGAGCGGTCGCCTCCTTGCGGGCGGCGATGAGCGAGGCGTGCTCGTCCTTCTTCACGTAGGCCAGAAGGTAGCCCTTCCGGTTGGCCCGCTCGCTCACCATCTTTGGGTCAAGGCGCAGCTCCTGCGCGATGTGCAGGGCGCGATGGCCTTCGGCCAGCATCCGGTCGATGGAGGACAGCATCTCAGGCGTGTTCAGCTTGCGGTAGTGTCGCTTAGGCATCGGTGTTGGTTTGGTTGAGGGCTGGGATGGTGTATTCCGTGCGCACCCAACGTGCTAGGTCGTCGGCGGTCTTGATGTCAGGCGATGGCCCGTATTTCAGGTGGGAACGCAGGTGGGCGTCGATGTCGCTTATCACCCGTTCCATCATCTGGGCACGGGTGGCTAGGTGGAAATCGCGCTCCTCATCCGGCAGGTTGAACTCAAGGGTGGCTTTCATAGTGTCTGATTTATTGGACGCTATCCCGGGCAGTGTCCGACTTATCGGACGCTACCTCACGGGATGTGCTTGGTTGTCACTCCACGACGCTGGGCGAGGTGGAGCCGCTCCTCATACGTGACAGGGATGCGACGCATATCCAGCCGGTGAGCCTGCCCACGCACCACACGCGCACTGACATTCAGCTCGGCCCGAATCTGCTTCCAGTCGCGCATCTCAAGGAGCATCTTCTCTATCTCCTTCGCCTTCGGGTGCATCGGAGGGCTCACGGCTGCGCCTCCTTTCGTCCCAGCATCCATTTAAGGGCCAATACCTTGGCCTTATCGCTGCGATGGCTATCGTCGATTATCTCCTCGATGGTCGCCAAGCGGAGACCGCGCTCGGCGTTCTCGCGCTCCAGTTCGCGGGCGTGCCTAATCCAGACTCCGTCTGCAACAAACTCACGCTTAGCGAGTTCATCGGTTTTTGGTGTGTCGCTCACGGCTTCGCCTCCTTTCGGCCAGCTATGCGTCGCCAGTAAAGGCTACGCTCCTGCTCAATAGCGAGCGCCTCCCGTAGCGCGGCGTTCTGCTCCAGCAGCCACTCCAGCAGCTTGGCCCGGTCTGGGATGACCAGCTCCTTGCCGGGATGCGCGGCTCTCCATAGCTCAACACCCCGCTCGTCTGCCCAAATGACGGCATCAAGCGTGTTGCGCAAATCGGCGTTCTCCTTCTGGCCTTCGCAATCCGTGCCGCCACACTTGCAGACCCAGTTGGTCTGGTTCTTGAGGCGGGCAATCTCGTTGCGCAACTCCACCACCTCGGCAGCCAGCCCGATGGCGTCCACCCTGATGTTTTGGTTGCTCATTTAGAAGCCTCCATAAACCCATCCAGCGCTTTCCTGCTCAAGCCCATACGCTTCTCGATGTAGTCCACCCGCTCCTTGTCCGTCTGGAGCTGGCCAATGCGGGCAAGCAGGCGGGTTTCACGCTCGGCAGCGCTGCCTAGCAGCTTCTCGCGCTCGCCCTCCTGCTCCTTGAGCAGGGCGTTCTCATCCTCCAGCTTGCTCAGTTTGTCCCGGTATTCGGCACAGGCTGCGAGCAGCTTGCTGATTGTGACTGATGCGATGTCGGCACTCACCGCTTCACCTCCAGCGTGGTGATATGGCGGGTGCCCCGGT